TAGATAGTCAGCGATTGCGTATTGTGCGCGTGTAGGCGAAGGAAGGTCAAGCTGCTGCCACAGTGCTTGTAGAAACAGCTTGAAGTCGTCCTTGAGTAAATCAAGGGTATTCATTATTATTAGAATCCAGAGTTTGGTGAAAATCCGATACTCAAGGGGTTTTTACGAGTTGCAGCATCATCACGCCCGCTAACTTGTAATTCTCTTGAACGTGCAAGACTTCTTTGGATCTTTGCACCTCCTCGATCTCTCACTCCATCAATTACTACATTTGCTGTATCTGCTGGTGTTGAAATTAATTCACCAGCAACAGGAACAAAATCACCTGCTAAAGATGCAGCACTTAATCCCGTTTGTAGTGCGTCTATAGGATTTTTTGTTTTTAAAGCAAGTTCAGCCCTACCTTTAGTTTCAGCAGCACTTGCGGCAGTACCTAACACGCTGGGAGCAGCTAAACCTGCTGCAGCAAGCATTTTTAGCTGTTTACGGTCGAGACTTAGAGATTGTGTAAGGCTTGGTTTGATTTTTAAATTAGAGCCTAGCAGTTTATATGAATCAATTAGTTCAGATTGAATATTCGGGGTTTTTATTTTTAAAAGATTTTTAATATCTTTTTGGTCCGCTACGTTTTGAGCGCCATAGATATCTCTTCCAAATAATTCATTGACTCTATCTTTTCTAGGCTTAGCTAGTCGATCAGCGTTATCTGCAGCTTCTTTTTGTGGATTTATAATTTCACGCAAAGCTTCTACTACAGAATCTACGTCTTGCATTTCTAATGCTGTTAAGTTTCTAGCATGTTTGCTAGTTGACCCATCAGGGTGTGCCATTAAGTGACGAAAGTCTGTGTTTTTGACTCCAGAAGCTTCTTCTAATCCGCCCTTTTTAGGGGCCTGACCTTTATGTTCTCCTTCGCTGTAATTTTTAAAGTTGCTGTGGTGGTTTGCAAATCTATGTCCATATTCGTCCACCAATCTTTCTACTGCTTCTCTAATTACAGCCCCATCAATATGTGCTAACGAATCTCCGCCTGTTCTTTTGCCGACAACATGATGAATAGTGTCATCAGATAAAACTTGCCATAACTTCATCGTCCTAGATTGATGGTTTCGAAGTTCTTTCATGACCTTTTTGGCATCAGCACCTTGTGAAAGTGCATTGTCTAAAATGTCTGCATAACTTCTAGGGTCTAAGTCTAGGTTGTTTAATTGTTCCTTTACTTTTTTAAGATCAGAACTTCTGTCTCCAGCTTTCCATCTAGTTTGTAATTCTGTTCTGTATTCAAGCAACATTTCACGTGCTGTGTCATGTAATGCAGCTATGTCGGTATGTCCGGCCATAAAAAAAAGCCCCCTTGCGGAGGCGCTAATCCATATGTGGATAGATTGGTTATGTGATGTGGGAAAGAATCAACTCTTCCCTAAGTAGGTTTTCTCCGAAGCGATCTCTCATCCAAGAACGCCAATAGGTACTTCCTTTGTCCTGATTACATGAGGTACAAGCGCATACCAG